ATGTGCAGCAACTACGAAGCCGTGTCCCGCGCCGATCGCATGCTGTCGTTCTTCGGCGTCGTGCGGAACGACAACGAGGGGCCGATCCTGACCTGGCCCACCGGCTTGGCGCCGTTCATCCGGCTGGCCGAGGACGGCTCCGGCAATCGCCGCGTCGACGACGGCGCCTTCGGCCTCCTGCCTGGGTTCGCAAAGGAACTCGCCTACGGCCGCAAGACGTACAACGCGCGCACGGAAACGGTAGCCAGCCTGCCGAGCTTCCGAAGCGCTTGGAAGAAGGGTCAGCGCTGCATCATCCCGGCCGAGGGCATCTTCGAACCGAACTGGGAGAGCGGGAAGGCCGTGCGCTGGCGCATCCAGCAGCCGGGCGAGGTGCCCATGGGAATCGCCGGCATCTGGGAACAGTGGGCCGACCCTGAGTCCGGCGAGAAGATGTTCAGCTTCGCCATGCTGACCGTCAACGCCGACGGGCATCCGGTGATGTCTCGCTTCCACCGACCCGAGGACGAGAAGCGCATGGTCGTAATCCTGGATCCCAACCAGTACAACCGGTAGCTGAGCTGCCCTGTCGCCGAGGCGCCCTCGTTCTTCAAGCAGTGGATGGGCCAACTCGATTCGTTCCCGTCACCGCTGCCGCCGCGGGCAAAGAAGACCAAACCGGCCGAGCCACCTGTGCCCGAGGTTCCCCCAGACGACCAGGAGCTCTTCTGATAAGCGATCGCCCCCGCATCTACCTCGCCGGCCCGGATGTGTTCCGGCCAGACGCCGAGCAGCACTTCGCCATGCTCGCCGCAGTCTGCGAGCGGAACGGCCTCGAGGCGCTGTCGCCCTTCGACCTCAGCGTCGACATCACGTCAGCGCGCGCGATCTACGACGCCAACATCGCGAAACTGCAGACGGCCGACAGCGTGGTTGCGAACCTGGCGCCATTCCGGGGCGAGGAGCCGGACTCGGGGACGGTCTTCGAAGTGGGAGTGGCCGCGGCCCGCGGCGTGCCCGTGGTGGGCTATGGGACGCAGAAGCTGGCGCCCGGGCTTGCCGAGGCCATCGCGCTCGCGGAGGACGCGGAACAGGCCATCAGGGTGATGGCCGAAATGCTTATGGCTTCGCGCCGGCCTGCCTGATCGACTCGTTCAGAGCTTGGCCAATGGCCTGCCCGCTGTCTTTCGAGCCCTTGCTCGATCCGTAGAAAAAGCTGACCACCTGCTGCGCGTTGGCCGCGACGTAGCCGACCACCGTACCGATCAGTGTTCCGCAGGCCGTCATCAGGCCTGGGTCGATCGCCGGCGTGCCACCGTTGAGGATGTAGAAGCACCCGATCAGCACCGCGGTCATCAGGCATGCGAAGGTCAGCAGGATGAAGATGCCCAGCACAAACACGTTCTCGTTGCTGCCAAACACATGGCGGGCGTCCGAGGTGTCGGCGATCAGTGCGGCGTCGGCCGCCTGGTTGATCTTCATGACGTCGATGTCGAGCTCGCGCAAGCGTACGGCCAGCGCGTTGTCAGCCTGCTTGATGGCGACGATCTGCTCTGGCCCCAGCCGTCCACCGGCCAGTGCCGCAGCTATGTCGGCCTCGGATGCCTCGCGATTGCCCAGCAGCGCGCCACCTAGTTCGGCCACCGCCGCGCCCACCAGCGGGCCGCCGAGAGCGGTGCCCAGTGCCGGCGCGATGCCGGCAACGAGCTTCTTCCAGTCGAAATCCGCCATGATCAAACTCCCAGCGCTTGGCGCGCTTTCAATGTGAGCGCCTGAACCTCGGCCAGGCCGAGCACGCCGCCGTTCACCCGCTTACGAATCGCGGTCGTCTCGCCCAGCATACTGTCGGGAATGCGGTCCTCCCACCAGGCAATGAACGCGTCGAGAGCGAAGCGAGGCTGGCTGAGCAGATCCGGAATGCCGACCAGGTTCTGGCCGATCAGGTCACCGACACGCGCATAGTTGTCGCGTCCCGTAATCTGGCCAGGACTGCGACCGCGGTACGTCCAGCCGTCGTCGGGCAGGATGTTGCCGAGGTTCTGTCGGCCCCAGGCGCCGCCGTAGACGATGTTGGCGATCGCGCGCTGGTTCGCCGCCTGCTTGCCGTCTATACGTCCGTACTGCCGTGCCTGTTCGGGCGAAATCCGATGAGCGCCGAACGTTGGCACGAGCGCCTCGACCTTGTAGTTGAGGCTCTCCTCCATGCGCTCGAGCATCTTGGACTCGTGAAGGATCGTGGGCAAGAAGTCGACCAACTCGACATCACCCTTCGAAAAGGTTCCAGCCTTGATCTCATCCGCGAACACGTCGGCCCAACGCTGCGCGGTGGCCGGCTGGACGCCCATATGGCAGAGGATCTGCCTCCATTGTTCAGCTGTGCGTTTCATCATTGCTCTCCGAGTGGCGCCGGGCCGGTCGCGCCCACGCGGCGCTCGACCTTGGACAGGTTGTTTTCGGTGACGTCGACGCGTTTGCCGACCTCCTGAACGCCGCGGCGCACAGCCGAGATCTGCTCGCGCGCGTCGACGAGCTCGCGCTTGAGGTACTCGTTCTCGGCCTTGAGCTGGCCGATCATTCCGGCGTCGCTATTGGCCTTGGCCCAAGCTTCGTTGGCCATGCGCATGGCGTTGTCTCGTTCCTCGAGCGCGGTCTTGAGCAGAGCGCCTTCGGTGCGATCCTTGAGGATCTCCACCCCGTCGCGGCTTGTCTTGCGTCGCAGATGCAGGATCACGCCCACCAGGGCAGACACGAAGAAGCCCAGCCAGCCGGCGGTCTCACCGTTCACGGGAAATGCGCTCGGTGGGTTGGTCAGCTGCTGCACAGTGGCGGAGGTCATTTCTTTGGCCATCAGTCACTCACCACCTCTCGGCGCAGACCGGTTCGGTACAGGGCCCATGCACTGGCAGCCACCATCGTCCACTCCAGCGCCGTGCCAGGCAGGATGCGGCCGAGCGAGATGTTCAGAGCCGCCGTGGAGTAGCTCCAGATCACCAGGCCGAGGATGTTCACGGCCAGACCCCAAGGTACGCGCTCGACCGGGTCAAGGGCACGCCAGTGAACCCCGGCCCAGTGCAGAAGGAATGCGACAGCCCAGGTCCACTCCCCGCCCGGAACGAGCGCCATCAGCGCATAGGCTGGCCTATCGAAAAGCGCCGGCTCCCCCGCGCTGGGCGGCCAAACCAGCAACACGGCGTAGAAGAACGATGCGCCGGCCAACAGCAGCCGAACGGTGATGGTGTCCGCCGTGAAGAAGATCAGTTTGAAGACTTTCACGCAGTTGCGCTCATTGAACGGTGTCATTCGATCTCCCTATGCCGGCAGGTGCAGCGCCGGCAGCATGGCCAGCAGCTCTTCCCAGGTCGGCTCTGCAATCTGCCCGGCCTCGAACTGCGCCAGCACCTCGTAGCACTTGGCGTTGACCTCATCCATCCAGGTCGCGAACGCGAGGCCCTCGGCATGGAATGGACCGGGCCAGCCAGCGCGGAGTGCGGCAGTGTGGATGCTGTCGTAGCGCCGCGCCCCGGCCGCGGCGTTCATGTGCGCATTGACTGCCACATACAGCGCCTCGACGCGCTGTTCCAGCGTCAACTCGGGCGCCGGGGATTGAGTTTCTTCATCCATCGTGGACCTCGCTTTCGTCTCAGGCGCCGACCGATGCGGCGATGCCGGAGCCAGCCAGGAAGGAGCCGGTTCCCGAGTTCACCCAGCCCAGCGCCGTCAGCGTGTGGCGGCCCTCGGTGGGCACCTCGATGGGGTAAGCCTGCGTGAAGCTCGAATAGCCGTTGTTGACGGCGGCTTGCCCATAGGACGACGGCGTGCTCGAGGTAGTCGTCGAGTCGAGCCCGATTCCGATGAAGTTCACAGCGTTCGCGGTGTTGTTCTGCATGCCGCCAGCGAGGCTGGCATTGATCGTCTCGTTGCCCCAGGACATGAACCCGATCGACACCAGCGGCTGCGCAGTCGTAAGGTTTACCGTGAGAGTGCTGGACAGCGTGGTGCTCGCGCGGACCGGGCGGCGGTTGAACCAGCTGAGCACGTAGCGCGCGGCTGCGGTGTTCACCCACGCGCCGGCTGAGAGCGTCCCCGCCTTCCCCACCAGCGTGCGAGTCGCATCCGTGGACTTCACCCGCACGCCGTAGGAGCCGAGGACGTGACTTGCCGTGTCACGCTCCAGCGCCACCGCCGAGCCGGTCCAATAGGCGTAGATGTTGTAGTCCGTGCTCGCGGCGGTGCCCGTGGGTGCCAAGGTCACGCCGGCATTCGGGATCGGCCGGTTGTAGCCGTCGATGCAGATCAGGTTCCCGTCGCGCGGCAACAGAACAAGGTTGCCGCCGGATAGGGTCAGTTCGCACTGCCCCACGGCCGGGACGCCAAGCCCGGAGCGAGCCTCGGGCTGGTTGCCCGTATTGCCCAGAAGGCCACCAGTGCCGAACAGGCAGTCCCACAGGGCACCAAAGCCGGAGCGCGCCTGCGCGTTGCTGGGAGTCGCTCCGCTGCCGGAGATGTCATTTCTTGCGGGTGGTGCTGGCATATCAGTAGCCTTTCAAAGTGATGTCGGCAGTTGCTCCGGAAACGGAGACATGTGATGCGTTGAACGCGGTGATGACCGGGTGAAGAGGGTTTGCCTTGTTGATCTCGACGGTTACAGCCCCGCTGACGTTCGCCTGCAGCGTGGCTTGCACCGTCTTGATGAATGTGAAGCCCAGGGAGTGCGGGATGACGGTGCCGCCTGCGGCTATTGCCACATCGGGCAGCAGTTCCTCGAGGTCAGGCGCGTCCACGGTCACGATGAGTTGCTTCAGAATGCCGCGCGTTGCCCCCGCACCGATGGTCACCCGGAACTGATAGACGTCATTGGTGACCGCGATCTGGCCAGGCCACGGCAGCCAATCGCCGGCCGCGCCATAGAACGCATCGGCGTCCGGTCCATAGAACGAGTCGCTGTCGGGCCCGAAGAATGCGCCGGGCCCTGCAAACCGATACTCGATGCGGAGGTCGATCCCCTCGGTATCGGCGGTCAGCGTCATGATCGAGCCGGCCAACGCCGAATTAATCGGCAGGTACGGCGTGACGTAGACCATCTCCGCATAGGACTCGGCCTTGTAGAACGGGTCTGTGTCGCCGCCGAAGAAGGCCTGGTTGTCCGAGCCATAGAACGAGTCCAGAGGGTCAGCGGTCGGGTCGCTGCTGACGAACGACCAGCCAGAAGATTCGCTGGCGTCGTAGGGCCAGCCCAGCGTCTTGTAGTTCCACTGCTCGATGATGTTCTCGATCGGCGGATCCCCAAGGTTCATCACGATGCTGCCGGGCAGGAACGACTGGTTGCCGCTCGTGTCCTGAGCCTTGACCATGATCGTGACCACGCCGCCCGGCCGCATCTCGGGCTCCCAGGGGCTCTGCGTGATGACACCACTGTGCAAGGGCGCAGCGCTGTTCCAATCGAGGTTCTGCCCGTAGTGGAAGCGGAACACATAGCCGGCCAGGTCAGGGACCCGCCGAGGCAGGCTCCACGAGAGCACCGCCCCAGAGATGGAGAGGTTCTCGACGTTGGGCGGCGGCTCGGTCTTACCGATGACCTGGTGGGTCACCTGCGTGCTCCAGTCGCTGATGGCCACGCTGTTGCGGACCCGCACCCGCACAAGGATCACGGCGAGATCCTCCACGCCGGAGAATTTCGCCTCGGTGGCGTCGCCTGGAACGAGCACGCTGATCCAGGCGCCCGAAGGATGCACCATGTATTGCAGCTCGATGCTGCCGCCGTTGGTGATCGATTGATCTGCGACAGGCGTCCAGGCCACCCGCACACCGTTGACGATCGTGCCGTCGGTCTGCACGATGAGCTCGCCCTCGCCGCTGCTGATCGATTGGATCGCCGGCGGATGGATGTCCCATGGCTTGGGCAGTCCTGTGTTGGGGGCATAGCCGCCCGGCAGGAACCCAGCCCCGTACTGGAAGATGGCCGCACTGGTTTCCTTGAGCGTCAGCTGCACCACGCCGTTTGGCGAGAAAGTGCGCCCGACGATACGGAACTCTTTGCCCACGATTCCGTAGCGACTGATCGTCAGCCTGATGCCGTCGAACATCTCGAGGGGGTACGCCCGCATCTTGAATGGCAGGACGGCCGTCATCGGATCGCGGCCATCCCGCAACATGATCCCCGCGATGTGCCACGCCTGGCCGGCGTAGAACACCGCCGGCATGGTGACCTCCTGGGAAAGCTCGGCGCCGTCGTCAGCGACCAGCGTGTCGGCCCGCAGCGGCCTGATGGCCGTCTCTACATAGTTGGCCGCCTGATCCCAGATCCGCAGCGCCACCGTGTTCACTTTCTCGTTGCGTGGCCGATGCGGACTGATGGTCATCGGCAGTTGCGTCACCGTCCCATCGGCTGCTCGCTGCTCGACCGCGAGGTCCTCGTCCCCCAACTCCATCACTGGGAGTTGGTAGACACCCGCTCGAACGTAGAACTCACCAGCGGCATAGGCCCACTCCCCGCCCATGGCCTGCGCGAGATCGTCGAGGACATCGCGCGCCGGCGATCCATAAGGGAAGACGCTGGCGGCCCGGAACATCGCCACCTCTTCGCTGCCGGTGTAGTTGATGGCGGTCTCGCAGGCATTCGCCGCGGCAATGAAACGGGCATCCTCTGCGGCCGTGATGCTGGTGCGCTTGCCGAAATGTGGGTGCGTGAGCACGTGGCGCATCATGAGCGCCGGGTTCTCCGAGAAGCGCGTCACACCATCGCGCGGGTCATAGAGCTTTGCACCGCGAATACGGGCGGTGACCGTCGGGATTCCGGAGGGGAGTGCCGTGTCGTTGTAAGCGAACTGGCACACCAGGTAGGCCACGCCGCGCGCGCGATGGTTTGCGGTCCAAATGCCCGGAAGCATGGCTTGCAGCTCGCCATCCGCCGCCTGATCGGGCGAGCCATAGTGCTTGATGATCCGAACGAACGAATTGAACCCCGAGTACTGGTAGTACACCGTGAAGTACCAGCCGGGCAGCGGATTGATGATGGTGACCTCACGGCCATTGACGCTGCACTGGACCTCGTGGCCTCCAACCATCCCCCAGGGTGACTCGATCGCCGACACCGATCCAGGCAGCGGGTCATGGTCAAGGATGACGGTGGTTGTAAACGAGATCTTCTGATCGCTGATCGTCGCGGCCTGCCCATATGGCGCCGTCGTGACCTTCCCCTCTTCATTCACGTCGACCGGCTGGTCGTTCAGGTAGATCTGTTCGATGCCATCGATCTCGTGCTCGGCCAACGCCACGCACATGATGAACAGCTCTTTGAACTGCCCGACGCTGGTCTTGAAGAAAACATGTCCACCCTTGCGGATCCTGCCCAGCACGAGCTCGCGCGGAACGACCGTTCCGGGCACGTTCGCCAGCCGGTCGACCTGGGCGGCGTCGAATTGCGAGCGAGCAGCGCGTTCCGCCTTGTTCTTCTGGTAATTGCTTAGCGCGAGCGTGCCTACGATCGTGATCGCATAAGCGGCCACCAGTATCCCGGTAGTCACGGTCGCAGAGCCGATGACGCTGGCGATACCCCATGCGACAGCTTGCGGCATCAGACCCTCCAGGCCACGAGGGCGGCTTGCATCGACAGGGTGACCATGCCCGCTTTGCCGGGGGCCATTGCGTTGACCCCGTTGCAGATCGCGAGCAGCTCGCGGCCCTCGTTGCGGACCAGCACCACGTCACCGATCGCCGCCATGATCGGGCGGATCGGCTCGCCCATATGCGCCGTCACCAAGGCCTGCAGACCGCCTGCTTTGTCAAGCTGGCGTAGGAGCCTGCGAAGCGCCTTTCGCCGCGAGCCCGCCTCGGTACCGTAGGGTTCGAATGCCGCCATGGGGTTAGAGCCCGTGATCGCTTCGACGGCCGCAGCGGCATGCATGCAGCAGTCGTTTGTACCCCACACGAAGGGAGCTCGCGCGCGCTGCTGTCCGAAGCGGGAAAGACGGGTTTGCCAGTCAGGGAGCCTCATCACCGCATCGCCATGAAAAGTTGCTTCGTCGGCCAGACGATCGGCACGTTGGCCTGGCTCTCGATGTATTCGAAGGCCCGGTCTCCCGGGTAGAGGAGTTGCTGGTCCGCGTTGCTCGTCGTCAGCGCGTTGCCGCGAAGGAGGTCGACCGCCGAGCTCTCCGCCGTGACGGCGATCGTGCAGTTGTCGCCCGTCTCCTCGATGGGCATGGTGTCGAGGCTGCCCTCCCAGTCGACCGGGGCATCGAGGACCACGCCGTCATCACTCAGGATGGCCAGACGAATCACGACCGGCGTGCCCTGCACGATGGACGAGTCTGAAAGCGCCAGGCCGATAGCCTCGACCGTCACGCCAGACATCTCGAACTGCAGGCCCTTCACCTCGCCGGGCGAGTCCTCGATCTCGCTGATCGCGCCCAGCCCTGCCGCGCCCCTGTACGTCACGCCTGCATAGACGATGTCGTGATTGGCCGAAGTCAGGGCAACGATGCCCGACGCGAAGCTCATGAGGACCAGTTGCGCGATGCTCAGGCGCGGTGCACTCAGGGCCGACAGGACCGAGGGAGCGAACGACCTCATGCCACGTACTCCATGAAGTCGAACGTGGCCTCGGGCGTGTAGCCCGGCACATAGCTGATGGGCTCAGGAACGGCGCGGAATCGGAACAGTGCCGTCGGCCTGTTCCAGACGACGGGCGTGCCACCAGCCAGCGCCCTGCGCAGCCTGTTGACGATCGGCGTGATGAGAAGGCCCGAGCCGTCGGCCACGCAGGGCTGCTGGACCTGCAGGAGCAGGCCGGAGACGCCGATCATGTCGCCTGCAAGCAGTGTCGCGCCCGCCGTCGTGTTGATCCGCACCGAGCCCGCGCCTGCGGCCGTGGCTTGAACCGTCGGCGCGCCCCGCAGGGTGCCGCGCGGCTCCGGCCGCTGCAGGTGGTACAGCTGGACCCAGTTCGTCATGCCGCGCATGGCGGCAACCCACGCCTCGACCTCGGCCGCTTCATCGTGCGTTCTGGGCGAGACGCTCACGGTCGCGAGCCAACGCTCGTTGCGCTTGTCGATGACCTGTTCCGAGCCGCCATACGGTGATGCGTTGGCAAGCTGGTTCACCATGGGCTGCAACGAGAACTCGGATGGGTCCTCGAAGAAGTCGGGGAAGGCGATCTCGCTCATCAGCTGCCGCCTCCGTAGCGCTCTCGGCGGTAGAGTGCGCCGGCCGAACGGCGCTCTGCCATTGCGATGTCCTTCTGCACGGACCGGCCGGTGGCCAGGTCGCCCACGATCAGCTGACCGATGCGCGGACCGCGATCGCGCGCCGGGGCCGTGTTGTCTGCGGCGCGCACGATCGCCTCGCCCTTGTGGATCTTGGCGATCATGTCGCGCGGGACGAAGTCGGTACCGACGTCGAAGCCTCTCATCGTTCCAAAACCCCCGGTCAGGTCGATAAGGTTGTCAAGGGAGTCGCCCGGCATGGCGTTTGCCACCCCTGTCAGCAGACCTAGCGAGCCCAGACCGCCGCTGACCGCGCTACCTGCCAGTGAAGCCGCGGCATTTGTTGCAGCAGTAGCGAGCGTCTGAAGCGCCGAGGAGACCGTCGTGGTCGCGGTCGTGAGGGAGGCGGCGAAAGTGCTGGTAGCCGTGGCCGCACTGGCCTCGCCTACACCCTTCGATGCGCCCAAAAGTCCCGTCGACTGCATCCACTGCGCCGCCGGGCCCAGGATGTCCTGGCGCACGAACTGACGCACGCCCTGAGTTGCTAGGCTCTTGAGCAGTTCACCGCCATTGAGCTTGCCCGTCGTGAAAAACGACGTCAGCGCGTCCTCCGCGCCCTTGAATGCGCTGGTGAA